CTCTCAAGATGCGGATCATTTGGATGTTCCTCGTACCATAGTAGTAACGCGAGCGCCACTGTTAAGGGGCTCCCATGAAAAACCATCTCTGGTTTTTCGGATTCCACAATGCTCAGAGACAATCCGAGCATGCTCATAATTGTGCTTGCTGGCAAAGAAATCCAGCAAACTGTGGAATCCCCCAGTCGTCTCAATTCGAGTTGGTCCACGTAATGACCAAACTCTAACCTCGTGCCTATGAAGGCGAGAATTCCATCTTTTGATAAGATGAGATTCATCGCTGCCAGAACATGAGGCGAGACCACTGAACCCAGTCTCGTGTCGAGCCACAACCCGCAATCCACGTCGAATACGTGGAGGTAAGGTGTTTGTGAGGCTGTCTGATGCATTCCATAATCCTTTATTAAAGAGATTGTTGGATGTGTCTACAACAGCCTGACACGAAGCCGGGCTGTCGGCGATTAAGGTCTTGGGCTTAACAGGAGTTACATCGTAACCCATGTACCCATCGACCCCGCAAGACTCCCTGAAATGACCTTTAACATAGCTCTTCGCCATGTTAACTTTCAAGCCAAGGATGTCCATAATGCGGACTAATCGCTCATACCCGTGTGTAGGCAATATTATATCATCGCCAAACACACGGACCCGGTTACGGAGTTTCCAAATCCTAGGCCAATTGATCTCACCTTCGACTGAAGCAGTCAAGGCGATAATCAAGAAAACCAGAGATTGTACTGGAAACGTCGTAGCAGTTCCCTGCGAGGCAAACTTCTTGAGTCTCAAGAAGCTGGGTTCCTTAGATAAATCATCTCTAAGGAGCCTCGTTCGCGCGGCGTGCAGATGGTGCAACAGAGAGGGATGTCCCCTCAGTGCACGTTCCACGGTCCAACACGAAAGACGGTCACTAGCGTCTGACAAATCGACAGTCGCCAAAGACCTATCTCGTGAAGCCTGCAACACAAGATCGTTTGACTTGCGTTGATCATGAAGATCAATAAAGAAACCATGAAAATGGCGCCTAAACTGATCACTCATGAAACTCAAGATGCTTTGTTGGCACCACTGATGTGATGCTGGCTCAGCAGCAATGAGCCTAGGACCCTTATAGGTCTTAGGAACACAAATCAACCTACTAGCCAGTTCATGGTTAATAGGCCGATCCCGATCGTCCCCTATGGTTTTACCACAGAAGGCGAAAGGAAAGAGTGTTTCAAGCTTATCCGACCAGAATCGGAACTGGGATTTCTCCCAATTCTTCATCCGTTCGGAAACTGCCCCAGGTCCATGTTTGAATCCGAGACCTTTGCCTTCAGATTCCAAATCAACAGAACGTTGATGAGGATCAAAGAAGTCAAAGGTACCGCACACGATATCAGCAACTTGCTGAAGTCGTGTGAGGAGATCTCGATCACTGGCCTTTGACCTTGCATCGGGACCGCTTCCCTCTCTTTCGAGGGGGAGTTGGAACTGATTGGGGTCGTAGGCAGGGCCATCAAGAGCTTGTACAAAGTGACAGCTCCTGAGGCGATCATCGGGATCCAGTTCATCATTGCCCCAACATAACGAGGGGTTTCTGATGTTCCGTTCGACCACATGGTAGTTCTCCAAAACCGTTTGTATACGGTCATAAGAGCACTCCACTTCTAGCTTCTTCCCCAAACAGCAAAGCTGTCTGAGAAAGAATATGCTAGTCGGGTCGGCATCCTGACGCAAACATGCTTGCCTATCAAACACACGTAGCCAGAGTCCTGAGAATAATCTCGGCACTCTAACTTCCTTAGAGACACACTTAGATAGTGGTCCTTTGGACATAAGACGTCCACTTTCGAGACCCTCTAATAAAAGAGAGTCCAAATGTGGAAGATCAAGCATAAATAAAGCTTGACCACGTGTTTGACACTGAAGGGTGAGTCTCTCAAAATCGAGATCCAAACCCCTCATAGCAGGGTATGATGCTTGGACATCTTTACAGATGCCTTGCACGACATGGAGTAGAACACTTTCTTGGCTTTTCATACATTTCACCTTTCAGTGGAAGGTATTCCAAGTCACAGAAAGCAGAAACGTCCTTCGAGGATCTCAACTCTCGAAGTTCATCAACTTGGTGATGTTTGCGTTGGTCGACGCTGTCAACCAAGCAAGCAATGCGGCTGCATCGTAAGTAGGATCTGCAAGGGTATCACCCTGCTGATTCTCCATAACGACATATGTCTTCCTTACGGTCGACAACGTAGCCGGCGCCACCGGGAAAACCGTTTCTGTAAACTCGACATTGTGACGATCAATCATCACCTTGCGAGTTTTATCCAGATAACTGGAATTCCGGATCTTCAGCCGAAACTCATTCGTAGTCGATCTGAGCAAGTATTCCGAAGAATACTGGTCCTGATTGATACGAACCAAAGCTTTGGCCACCGAATTGACGGTGAGCGTTTGAGGATCTGCGAACATGTTTTACTCCTATGCATCTTCGTGTTGCAGTTTCGAGGCGTTAGAGCCTCGTTACTGCTAACGAAGCTGCAACACCCATCTGTGTCCCATTGAGAAATGGGATATGGGCTACTGGAGCAACAAATGACGTAGCACGAGTTTTGTTCTCACGAACATACCTGATTCCGCTACAAGACCAATCGTCTTGAGCTTTACCAGGCCACTCTGCTACAGTCCGCGTGTGCCGCATGACAGAAACGTCAGACAGCGTCGCTGGGATAATATTACGATGAGCAGTAAAATACTGCCCAATGTCACTACCCCAGTCAATTAGCCAAGACCACGGAATAAGTTCCCACAATGTAGAAGAATCTACAGTGAGTCCCAAAACCGCACGTCTCGCTAATGCACGCATCTCATCTGGCCTAGCAAGACTAAGACAATCCCCAGCAGGTAACCACCTGCAATGGGCCTTGATAGTCAAACTAGTTACTACATCAAAGTCCTCTCGTAAAAAGAGGCCTTCGGTTTGGATGAACTTATTCACCTTAGCCGAATTTGAGTAGTTGCCAATTGAGCATGTTCTTCGGAGACCATGCTGAGATCGAAGCCTTTGAATCTCACCAACCCGGCGATTAACCTGGTCAGTGAAATTCAGCAGCGACACTAAGTCATCAACCACGGGTTTAACCCCGAATTGATACATTAGGTTGTTGTTCCCAATGTTCCTAAAGAAGGTGTTTCCACCATCTCGGATCAGCGAGAACAACTCTCCCAGTTGCAACGCGTTAGTCGTAACGTCCACATAAGGACGAGACGGATTAGTTCGTGCAGCTGCTTGAGTAGCAGCATCGGCGTCGAAAATGTCTCCGATTATTCCCAAATGGTCGAAACAGTTACTGGTATCCAGCATATCAACACGATAGTCTGTAAACCAGCTGGAGAAGAAGCCGACATAAGGTTTTGTCAGCCTCCCTCCATCTACTGTTTCATGGAAAACATTGAGTGGAGCGTTATCACCCGAACCGACAACGTCGGAACAAGAGTGAAAGCCGGACCACACATTGCCTCCACCCCAAGTAGAG